GTGTAATTACAACCAGTTTGCTTGAATATTCACCGCACCAATCATGCAAGCTTTTGTTTGCGGTTTGTGGATAACGTTTACATACACCGTATGTATCGTTAACTTGACCAACGTACCATTTACAGTCAATACATTTCATTTATTCACCTAATGTTTGTAAGATTAATTTTCTATCTTTTGGGTCTTTGACCATGCAAGCGGCTTCAATAACTAAAGCCCTGGTAAACCTGGACAAAGCTTCATAACTGAAACCAATAATTTCAGTTTCTTCATCGTGGCCTATATCTTGATGTGTTTTCAAAGTGTAGTGATCACAAACAATAAACTTAACTATTGGTTTCATAGTGCCCCCTAAAAAGGTATATCGTCATCAATCAATTCTGACGGGGCAGAACTGACCGCTGGCGCATTAGGTTCAAACGTATTACGGTATTCGGCAGATTTTCTAATAACGCCTTGCATACCTTCTGAAAGCTTGTTAAATTTATCTTGATCAAATGGATCAATAGTAAAAATCATTAATTCATTAAAACCTTTGGGTTCACCCAATTTTTTTAATGCGGCTGGTATTTGGCTAATCCCGGCAATGTTGGCGTACTCTTTACCATCGTATGTTGAATGGGTAATAGATACCATGCAACACTTACCCAGCAAGACTTCTAGGTTAAACCCACTAAGTTCTTCATGAGTAAAAACTTTGCCCCGCCAAGCTTCTAAATCTTTACGTAACGTAGCTTTTTCGTCCAAAGATAACGTATAGCGTTTAGATACAATTAACGGTTTGCCGTCCATAGTTTGCAATGGTTGGCCATCATTATCTTCACCATGCAATTCAAACATGGTAATGATTTTGCGTTGCATTTTTTTCTTCCCCATCCATTCCGTGGTTTGGGTGCCAATATCAATAATGCGATATAGTTTGGCAAGAAAACTGCCGGCTGGTGGTAGTTTAAAGTCACTACCGGAACTGGTTTGTTTTGCAATTATCATTTTTTCACTTTCCAAAAATTGTGCCAAAGTCATCAAACAAATTTGATAAAACTTTATTCTTTTTATTACGTGGTTTTCCACAAGCTTGACGTATGCAGTCAACTTGTTCCTGGGTTAAAAATTCATTACTAAATTCCATATCATCTAACGCTTTTTCAAGAAATTCTTCATGTTCTAACATTAATTGGTTTAATTCGCCGTCCATGGTTGCTACTCCTTTTTTATCACGGCAACATTGCCGTACTTACAAATGTAAAGTAATATTGAGTTGTTGTAAAGTAATATTTAGCAAAAAAGGAAAATAAATGACAGATTCGCAAATTATTGATATGTTGGGCCGGCCAGCAAAGGTAGCAAAGCTATGTGGCGTAACGGTCCAGGCGGTGTGTCAATGGCGCAACAACAATGCAATACCAGCCGCACCGTTGATGTTGATAGCGGCAACCATAGAAAAGGAATCAGTAGGTTTAGTAACCAGGAAAGACCTTTTTCCTAAGACCTGGCATATTATTTGGCCGGAGTTAAGCACGGTTTAGTTTTATGATATAGTTCTAAACATTGAGGACTTGAACACTCATGGATAGGGTTTTATTGGTGGTTTTAGGGTTTAGGAAATAAGATTAGAGGTATTTCTTAAGCCGTTCAAGCTAAAGCTACCAATAAAGCCCTTTTTTTATTTGTTCGGTTCCCATCGTTCTGATTGGGGATTCACCACCACCAGCGGTCAGGATAGAAGCGTTACTGGGGGATCAAGGAATGTAATAACGCATATGCCGGTGGCGAAGTTAGTGCCGGTTTCCTGAACGACTGACGGGTTCTGTGGCTCCAATAAAGCAAACAGTTGAAGGCGAACCAGGTGGGCGAGGTTCGTCCACCAATCAGCAATTAGCATAAATACAACAGTAAATAAACTAATTTTTAAGGAAAACCCTAATACGGCATATTTTTGTTTACAACTAAAGATTACTTTAGTAAATTATCAATACGGCAACGGTGCCGTGAAAACTAAAGGAAATCAAAATGACTAAATTACCATTCCCAGCTAATTGCCCAGTAGTAGTTGTTTTATCTATGCGTGAAGCTTATGAGTTTGCTAACCTTGATGAAGCTAAAAAAGTTTATTCCGACCTTGACCCTGATGTAAACGGCAAAAACTTTACTTGGGCAATGCACGATAAAGTTGACGGTCAACCAGCTATGCGCTTTGAAAGCTGGGCGGCTGAAGCAATTTTTAGCAGATAAATTAATTAGGCCCCTACGGGGGCCGTGAAAAAAAGGAAAAGAAAATGCAAGTAATTAAAGCGGTTTACAGTTCTGAAGATAAATATTTTCAAGAACAATACGTTATGGATGACGGTTCCCATGTTTTAGTTTCTGCCAAATACGGCAAAACATTTATGCAACATGGCAAAAACGTTCCACAAAAAAATCACCGTGTTCGTTCCACAATGAACGAAGCAGTAGCCCGTTATTTAAAAAACAATCCTAAAAATGTTTGAAACTTTTTGGAAACATTACCCCAGGAAGGTAGCTAAACGTGCCGCCCTGGGGGCGTTTAACCGGCTTACAAAGGATGAACAAGCCCAGGCCATAGAAGCCATAGAAGAACACGTGGCGTACTGGAAACTTAAAGGTACGGAAATAGATTACGTGCCCCATGCCAGTACGTGGTTGCACCAAGGCAGATGGGAAGATATTTTAGACATGACCCCAAAAGAGGTAAAGCGGCCTTCATTACCTTGGTATAGTTCAGATGAACTTACTTTGGCCAAAGGCCGGGAACTTGGGTTATATGCATATGCCGGGGAATCAATGGGGCAGTACCGACAACGAATCAGCCAAGCAATTGGAAAGGCATCGGTATGAATGTGAAATTAGACAGTTACTTGTGTACCGTACCCAGTTTGGGCTTGCCGGGTTTAGGGCGTATTTGGCTAGACCTACTTTTGATAGTAGGCGTGAACGCCTTGCTGGGGATATTTATGATCAATGGACAAAAGGCAACCGTGGTGCCTGGGGGGATTGGCGATGATTGAAATGCTTGTTTTACTTTTGTTAATTACCGGTGTGTGTTTTTGGGCAATAATTTTGCACATTTTACTTAAATTGTGGATGGAAAAATGAAACCTGAAACACGTGTTGTTGATCCTAATGATTGTGTAGATTACCTATATGAATTTGCCCCTGAATACGCCAAAGCTAAAGGTGAACTGGCCGAATTGGAAGCATATAAATCCAGCTTAAAAGCCATCAAAATGAAGCAGTCAAGCGAACAAAGTTTGGGTGCCCAAGAACGTGAAGCTTATGCCAGCCAAGACTACCAAGACCTATGCAAAGCCATTGGTGCGGCAACGTACAAAACAGAAATGTGGAAGTACCGCCTAGAAGCTGCAAAGCTTAGATTTGAAGCGTGGCGTACCCAGGAAGCCAGTAACCGTAACCTTGAAAGATTAACCAAATGAACGATTACTCAATACATTATGTTGCGTTGCAAAAACTATTAAAAGATTTTCATGAAGCCATCATACAAAGCAACTATGAAAAAGCTTATGAAATATCAATAGATATTGTGGATGTATCCCAAGCACTTGAAGATATAACTAAAGAGTTATTAGATGCCCACACTAATTAAATTAACCCCGGCTGAAATACAAATGGCCGCTTTTGTAGGCACCCAACGTACCGTGCAATGTATTCAAATTGGTTCTAAGCATAAATACGGGGCTAAAGATACCGATGCCTGGCAAATGAGTATAGAAGGGGCTATGGGCGAATGTGCGCTGGCCAAACACCTTGGTATATTTTGGTCAAAAGGAACCCCCGGCGCAACTGACGTAGGCCCCCATGATGTAAGACAAACCCCATTAGCGCACGGTAAATTAATAGTACATCCTAGTGATGATGATAACCGCCGCTTTTACCTGGTAACGGGATTAATGGGCAAATATGCAATTCATGGATATATGTATGGAAAGCAAGCAAAGCAACAAAAATATTGGAGTGATCCCCAGGAAACCAATAGACCGGCTTATTTTGTTCCGCAAACCGATCTTATTCAGGATAATGGCGCAATTACATTAAACCCTGATAAACATTGGCTAGATGACTAAAACAGAAAAAGAACATTATGCTAAGTTGGCTAGATTGGGTTGCATACTGTGCGTACAGAAAGGAATCCTGGATACCGATACACCCGTGGAAATCCATCATATTCGCAGACATGGCCAGCCACGTAAAACCGCTAAAACTATACCCTTGTGTATGTGGCACCACCGCCTTGGAAATTCCAGCGTTCATTCCCTTGGCCACCGTGGATTCCAAAAATACTGGGGATTGAGTGAAGAAGATTTACTTGAAAAAGTTGAAAAATTAATAAATGCATGAATTAACTTTTCCTTGGCCACCGTCAGAATTAAAACCAAATGTAAAAACCCATTGGACCAAAAAAGCCAAGTTTGCTAAGCAATATAAGGAAGTTTGTTTTTATTTAACAAAAGAAGCAAAGTTTGACCAAAACACTTATAAATCATTGGAAATGGTGTTTTACCCCCCAAACAGGCGTAATTTTGATTTAGACAATATGTTGGCTACTATGAAATCAGGCATTGATGGTATGTGCCTGGCGTTAAATATTGATGACAGTTGTTTTAAAAAAATGTCAGTTGAAATGTCAGAAGATATTGGTGGTTTTGTAAGAATTAACTTAAAATAAGTTATGGCAGAAGAATACGAATTAGGCACCGTTGGCCCAATACCAACCGTCAACCCCAATGTAGCAAAAATTGGGGAAATGCTAAAAATTGCCAAAAAATATGCTGATCAATATTACGTTAAAGATTACGTTCCATTAATTGGTGGCATGACTTTGGGTGATTTTCTGTTGGGTAAAGCCCCGGAAGAAGTTGAACGCTGGGGCCAAGGTGATTACCCATTTAGAAATCCAGCAACCGTAGTGGGAACTGGTGGAAACCGTTTAGACGTATTTAAAACAGGACGATTTGAACCCGTTTTTGATGTAATTGCTAACGTAGCCCTTCCAGCGGCCGGAACCGCACAAATGGTTTCTAGGCCATTAGCACGGTCATTAGGTCCTAAAGCCGCAGAAATGACTGAAGATTACTTAACTAAACAGGGTGCAATAGCAAACATTGTTGAACCATCGCCTAAAAAAATAGTTGAACCATTTTCACAAATAGATGAATTAGGCTTTCATTCCCCGTTAGAAAACGCTATTTTAAAAATCCAGCAACCAAAAGGTACTGGTGAGCAATTCTTAAAACAACTGGAAAAGACCCCAGGCGTAAAGACGGAAGAACTTGATGTAACGGGGATAAAACAATATTTACTTAATAAACCAACTATCACTAAGCAAGAACTTTTGGATGAAATGGCCACCAGCCGGTTAAAGCTAGAACAAAAAGTTTTAAGCAAAGGTAGCGATGATACGGTTGATAATTATCAATTACGTGGCGGTGACGTATTTGATGATGATGATTACATACGTGGATTAGCTGACGATTTGCATTACGACATGAAAAACGATGATGTTATCCGTGCCCAAGAACGAGAAGCGTTATTAAAAGCTGATCCTGAACGTTATGAAGGTTATCCAAATGCCCCATATATGAAGGCTAGATTAGAAGAAGATATTGACGAAGTTTTGTATGAAAACGCAAAACAACAAGCTGAAGTTATGTATTACGATGATCCAATCCGTAAATATTACGATGATTATGGATATGAAATTTATGGCAATGAAAATATGGGTTATTCAGTAAAAGACCCACGTGGACAATTTGTAGATATTGGCACTAATAATTACAGTATTGATGATGTGCAAACCACTTTAGTTTCTAGGCTTTTTGATGAAGGCGTATTGGATTACGAAGGTGCTGGCGGTGCTAAATACGAAGATTACACATTGCCTGGCAAATACGAAAATTACCGGGAAGTGCTGGTAACTTTGCCGCAAAAAGAACCAAATTATAGTAGCCGTATTACATTTAAAAACGATGAAGAAGTTGATGATTTTTTAACCGATATGTCAATGGAAGGTTATGAAAACATGGATTATGGCCGTTTAAATAATTCAACAACAGTTGAGTTTAAAGGCTCTATTCCTAGCAACATTGAAGAATTAATTAGGCGTAACAATGGAAGTATTACTGTTGGCCGTGAACAGGCTGGCAAAACCTACCAATCCAGCCATTTTGATGAACCTAACATTCTTGCACATACAAGGCTGGATGACCGTATCATCAATGGCAAAAAAACTTTATTTGTAGAAGAAATTCAATCAGATTGGCACCAAGCTGGGCGTAAAAAAGGTTATGCAAGCGAAGCCAAACCTTTAAAAGAAGAATATAAAAATAAATTAGAAGATTGGCGTAATTATTTAAAAGAAAAAGCGGCCAAACATGGCGGTAAACCTGAAAACTTTGACAAAGTTAGTGAAGAAACTTTGGATAGATATGCTACACAAGACCTTTATAGCAAGTTAGATCAAGCTGGCATTGACCGCATGAATGAGTTGTTTAACGCTAAAAATCAAGCTTGGCAAAACTACAAAGCCAAGTTAAACACTAATGTACCCGATGCCCCATATAAGAAAAACTGGCATGAATTAATGATGAAACAAGTTTTTAATGAAGCAATTAAAGGTAATTACGATGCCGTAGCATTTACTACAGGCCGCCAACAAGCAGAACGTTATAACTTATCCAAGCAAATTGATTCTATTGACCTTATTCCAGCTTTAGAAGGCGATAAACAATATGTCATGCAAGCCTGGAAAAACGGCAACAACGTTATTAGGAAAGCCGTTAATGAAGATGAATTACCGGATTTAATTGGTAAAGAAGCCGCTAAAAAGCTTATGGAACAAAACCCAACCAGCTTACACAGACCGGAAGGCATTGCCCACGGCAACCCTAATATATTTGAAGGGCGTGAACTTAAAGGACTTGACCTGGACGTAGGCGGTGAACCTATGAAAAAGTTTTATGACGAAATAATTCCTAATTTTGTCAATAAATATGGCAAAAAGTACGGTATTGGCGTAAAAAAAGCTAATTTAGAATCTTCAGGCACAAAAGACACGTTGGCGGCAGAAGTTTACGGTAAGGGCGAAACATATAATAATTTGCCAAGTGAACAAAAACGCAAAATTGATGCAATGTATGTTGCACAAGGTAATGAAGTGCATTTTATTGAATTATCCAACATGGCTAAGAAAGACATTAAAGAAAAAGGTCAACCGTTGTTCAGCGGCATAGGTTTAGCCCCGGCACCTTTACTGATGAATGATGAAGATAATTGACAAAGTAGTAAAATAGGCGAAAATGTAGTTTGTATTACCCCCATCACATAGGAGAACTAATCATGGGCAAAATGGATTCAATGAACGGTGTACCTTCCACAACTGGCGCAACTTCCCCAAAAGGTGTTGATTCTTCTGATTCTACCGGCGAACGTAGCGGCAAAATTGTTAATGGCGTAGCAATGGGCAAAGAAGATATGTGCGGTTCAGACAAACAGTTCAACACAGGCCGTACTGCTGGTATCTGCTATACGCATACCCGTGATGCATATAAAGACTGCTAATCATGCCTTTTACTGCTGATCTAAACCCTAAAGGTGGCAAATCTATGGATTTGCTGGATATGGTCAAGATGGAAAATTATTTGGACCGTAGAAGCGTTACAAAACCGGCAGTAAAACCAATGGCTAAAACGGCAACACCAGCCGCAGATGCCATATTGGCTAGATCAAATATGCTAAAAAGTAGTGCAGATGATGCTGGTACTGAATTTAGGTTTAACAAGAACCAGGATTAAAGCGAAAACCCCCAGCACGTGAAACTAGGGGTTTTCTAACCAAAACAACCAATCGGAGTAGTTGCAATGGCTGATACAGATTTTATATTAAAACCGCTGGGGGATAAGTTAGTTATTCGCCCGGATAAACGCATTTTAAGCACTACCATCATTGTTGATAACAAAGAGGTGGACAACATGGGCACGGTAGTAGCCGTAGGCCCTGGCAAGATGGTTAAAGGCCGCCGGGAAGCTATGCCGGTACAAGTTGGCGATTACGTCAGATTTGGCACTATGGGCGGTAATGAATACCTAAAATATCAAGAATACTTTACTAACGATGAACGTTATCTGATAATGTCATGGCAAGATATATGTTTTATAACCAACGGAGAACAAGCAAATGGCAACTAAACCCGGTTTGTATAGCAATATCCATAAAAAGCAAGAACGGATTGAAAAACAAAAGGAAGCTGGCGGCAAAGTAGAACGTATGCGTAGCCCTGGAAGTAAAGGCGCACCAACTGCCCAGGCATTTAAAGATTCTGCCAAGACTGCTAAGAAGTAATTATGGCTACTAAAAAACACGATAAGCCAATTGCCCATAAGACAACTGGTAAAGATAAAACTTACAATCCTACGGATAAAGGTGCCGGCATGACTGCCAAAGGCCGTGCTGAATACAACGCCAAGAACAATGCAAACCTTAAACCCCCAGCCCCAAATCCTAAAACAGATAAAGATAAAGGGCGTAAAGCTTCTTTTTGTGCCAGGATGGAAGGCGTAGTCAAGAACGCTAAAGGACCCGCTGAACGGGCTAAAGCAAGCTTAAAGAACTGGAATTGCTAAATGATCAACTTTACAAACATAGACGTTAAAGATGTACAACTAATCCTGGCCGGTCTAAAGAAGCTACCAATGGAACTTGTTGAAGAATTGCACAACAAACTACTAGCTAGTGCTAACGAACAATGGTTAGCTAAGACTAAGCCAATGGAAAGTAACGTTGAAGAAGCGGCAGAGTAAAGAAAGCTTTACAAATCATGACATTACCAATTGAAACAACAAATAAGGTAGGGGCACCGGAAGGCAATGACAATGCTAGGAAGGGTAAGCTATTTTATGACCAGTTGCGTAAGGTATTGGTGCAGAACGATTCATTGAAGTTACGCCAGGTAAGTGAAAAGCTAGTTGATGCCGCTATTGAAGGTGAACCCTGGGCAGTTAAGGAAGTGATAGATAGGATGGATGGCAAAGCAGTAGCCATTCAGGAAATACAAGGCCCTGGCGGTGCAGAACTAAAAGCTGGTTTTGTATTAACTTTTGAAGAACCCAATGGCAACGATTCAGGAAGCTAAAGCTAAAGCACGGTTCCCGGCAAAGCTTAAATGTTTATTTGTTCCTGAAAAGGCACGGTATCGGGTTCTTTACGGTGGCCGGGGTGGAAGTAAATCATGGAACATTGCCAGGGCACTATTGCTTAAAGGATGCGAACAAACCATACGGGTACTATGCGCCCGTGAATTCCAAACCAGTATTAAAGATTCGGTCCATAAACTGCTATGTGATCAAATCTTTGCCTTGGATATACAAGCCCATTATGAAATTACTGAACGCAGTATTAGGGGCATAAATGGTACGGAATTTATCTTTGCCGGGGTAAAGAACAATACCAACAATATTAAATCCATTGAAGGTATTGATATTTGCTGGGTAGAAGAAGCCCAATCAGTAAGTTCTAATAGCTGGAACATTTTGTTACCAACCATCCGTAAAATTGATAGTGAAATATGGATTAGTTTTAATCCGGAACTGCCAACGGATGAAACTTGGAAACGGTGGGTTCTGCAACCACCGGATAATGCAGTAGTTCAAAAGATTAATTGGTCAGATAACCCTTGGTTTCCTGAAGTGTTAGACCTAGAACGCCGTGCATTGTACGGTAGGGATATAGAAGCCTATAACAACGTATGGGAAGGTATTCCCCGACAAACGGTCAATGGTGCCATATTTGCTAAAGAAGTCACTATGGCTGATTTAGAAGGCCGTATATGTAACGTGCCATACGATGCTACTAAAGGCGTTCATGCAGTTTTTGATCTTGGGTGGGCAGACCAAACGGCGTGTTGGATACTGCAATTTATTGGTCAGGAAACTAGATTGATACGATATTTTGAGGATAGTCAACAAACCATTAGCTATTACATGGCCAAGCTTCAATCGTTTGGTTACGTTTATGACACGATTTGGCTACCGCACGATGCCAAAGCCAAATCCATGGGCACCGGCAAATCTATTGAAGAAATAGTACGGGCTACCGGCATGAAAGTACAAATTTTGGATCGGGTGCCAGTTGCAGACAGTATTAATGCCGCCAGGACTATCTTTAATAAATGCTATTTTGATAGGCAAAATACTGAACAAGGCTTACAATGTTTAAGACATTACCGGTATGACGTTGACCCTGACACGAAAATGTTTAGTGCCAAGCCACTACACGATGAATATTCGCACGGGGCCGATGCCTTTAGGTATATAGGTTTAATGATTAATGAACCGAAGAAAGCCCAACCACAAAGGGCTAATCAACGGGCACCAGTAGGCTGGATGGGATAAATATGGCTGACACATATGATGAAAAAAAGTATTACGGCGATACAGACGGCGATGCCCGAATATCAGAAGCAATTGAATTTTTACGCCAGGCCGCTGAATCTGACACTACCAACCGGGCAGAAGCCCTTGATGACGTAAAGTTTGCCGCTGGTGATCAATGGCCAGTAGAAATACAAAATAGCCGTACTTTGGAAGCCAGGCCATGCCTGACAATCAACAAGATTGATGCATATGTAAGACAAATTTGCAATCAACAACGCCAGCAACGCCCCCGGATTAAGTGCCAGGGCATGAACAATGAAACTGATGCCAAGATGGCACAAATGATTACTGGCATTTGCCGGCACGTTGAAGTTAATTCAAATGCTGACCATGCTTATGACACGGCGTTTGATTTTGCGGTCCGTATGGGATGGGGCTACTGGCGCATTACTACTGATTATGTACGTCCTGATTCGTTTGACCAGGAAATATATATCAAGCCAATTGATAACCCATTTACGGTTTATTTTGATCCTAACTCAACCGCACCGGATGGTTCAGATGCAGAGAAATGCCTTGTTACCGTGGTTATGGCTAAAGAAAACTTTAGAAAAATGTACCCGGATGCAGATGATGGCGGTAGTTTTTCTGCCCGTGGTACCGGTGATAGCAATAACGAATGGGTAACTAAACACGATATACGTATTGCAGAATACTTTTATACCCGCATTGAAAGCACTTATTTAGTTCTGTTATCTGACGGCACAAGTGCGTACGAAGATGAATTGCCAAGCAAAGAAACGATGGAACTGGCTGGTATTTATGAAGTAGGCCGCCGTAAAACCTTTAGAAAAACAATTAAATGGTGCAAAGTGACTGCTATGCAAGTGCTAGAAGAAGGCACCTGGGCCGGTAAATACATTCCAATAGTGCCAACTTATGGCCAGCAATGCGTAGTAGATAACAAACGTAAGAAATTTGGTTTAGTACGTATGGCTAAAGACCCCCAACGGATGTATAACTTTTGGCAAACATCCATGACTGAATCCGTAGCCTTGGCACCACGGGCTAAATGGATCATGGCAGAAGGCCAAGATGAAAACCATGAATCAGAATGGGCTAATGCAAACAATACGTCCTATTCTTATCTGCGTTACAAGCAAACTGATATTAGTGGCCAGCCAGCACCACCCCCAATACGCCAGGCACCGGAACAACCGCCGGTAGCAATTATGGCGGCGGCACAAGCAATTACCCAAGATTTGCAAGCAGTAGTAGGAATTCTTGACCCTAACCAATTGCCAATGGGCAACATTAGCGGCAAAGCATTGCAAGGTCAGCAAATACAAGTTGACATGACTAATTTCCATTATTACGACAATTTGACCCGTTCAATTGCTCATACTGGACGTATTATTCTTGACCTTATCCCTAAAATTTATAGCCAGGAACGTGTAATGCGGATTATTGGGGATGATGGTAAACCCGAATTAACTACTATTAACCAACGTACAGGCCAACAAGACGAAAACGGTATTGAAAAAATATTGAATGACGTAACCATTGGTGAATATGACGTTGTTATGGAAACTGGCCCTGGTTACAACACTAAACGCCAAGAAGCAGTTGATTCTATGATGTCATTACTGGCCGCTGATCCTAATTTAATGGCCCAAGCTGGTGATTTAATCTTTAGAAATATGGACTTCCCAGGCGCAGATGTGATTGCTGACCGGTTGGCCGCAGTTAACCCAATGGCGCAAATTGACGATAAATCCCCAATACCACCACAAGTTCAGATGCAATTGGCAAACAATCAGAAGCAAATGCAAGCGATGCAACAACAATTACAAGCTATGCAACTGTTTATTACAAACCGCCAGGACGTTGAACAAGTACGTCAAAGTGGTGAAGATCGCCGTGCAGTTATTGCCGCTGAAGTCAAGATGCGTGACCAAAATACCCGTTCATTAACATCACAAAATAAGACCGAAATTGAAGCTTTAATGAAGCTAATCCTTGGCCAAATGGATACTTCCAGGCTAGAAGCTGAAATTATGTCAAGAAATCAGGAACAGTATTCAATGATGAACAATGCCACCCAAGCTATTGAAGATAATATGGCGGTAATGGCACCAAATCCGGAACAAATGCAACAAGCGCAACAAATGCCACAAGGACAACCACCCCAACAAATGATGTAGTTGCAAAACACTACATTTAGTATTAAGATTACTTAACAACACTACCTATGGTGTATTCATAGGGTTAATTCTTGGGATAAAACTCATGTCAGATGCACAAGTAGTAGACCAGCCCAAACAGGCTAGTTCAATCGTAACAAGTGAAAATTTAGCTGAATACAATGCTGATAAATTAGGTTTAGCTTCCGAATCAAGCCCAACTGCGGCTGAAGTTGATGAAAATCCTTCAGAGCCAGCGGCCGATAAAGAACAGAGTGAACCAAAATTAGCTGAAGATGAAGCGACCGGAACAGATGAAAAGAAGCAAAACCCAAAGTTGGAAAAGCGTTTTTCTGAATTAACCAAGGCCCGTAAAGAAGCAGAAGCCAGGGCAGAAGAATTAGAAAAACGTTTAGTGGCAATTGAAAGTAAACAGGCACCTATCCAGGAACCTGAAAGCAATCGAAAGCCAACGCCGGACGATTTTAAAGATGCTTTTGAATATGCAGAAGCATTAGCGGATTGGTCAGCGGAACAAGCATTAGCAAGGCGTGACCAGGAAATAAAGCAAAAGGAAGTTCAAGCTAAACGTGAAACGGTCATTCAGACCTGGCAACAAAAGCTTGAAGCTACTAAAGCTGAATTACCTGATTACGAAGTTATGGTGCAATCAAGTTCTATGTCAGTAAATGACACGGTGCGTGATGCCATTGTTGAAAGTGATGTAGGACCTAGAATCCTATATGAACTAGCCAGCAATGATGAATTAGCTGAAAAGCTTTCTACTATGACAACTGCCGGTGCGTTAAAACTTATTGGGAAGCTGGAAGCACAGTTTGAAAAAACTGAAGCCCCAGTTGCGGGAAAGAAAACTGTTGCGGCGAAGTCTAAAGCACCTGAACCTATTCGTCCTTTAAGGTCAACAAGTGGCATTGCAGATGTAGGTATGGATGGTAACGATATGTCATATCAGCAATGGAAAGCCGCTAGACAAGCTGGGAAGATTAGATAAGGTTAAACCTAATTTAATTTTTAAGGAATTATCATGAGTAATAATTTACTAACTATTAGCAAGATCACCAACGAAGCGTTGATGGTCTTAGAAAACGAATTGACATTTACTGGTCAAGTTGACCGTAATTATGATGATCAATTTTCTGTTGTTGGGGCGAAAATAGGCCAGACCGTCAATGTACGCCGTCCTGGCCGTTTTATCGGTGCAGTAGGTCCTACATTAGTTGTTGAAGATTTTAACGAAACTTCAGTACCAGTTACATTGTCAACACAGTTCCAGGTTTCAACACAATTCACAACACAAGACTTGGCATTAAGCCTGGATATGTTTAGTGATCGTATTTTGAAGCCAGCAATTGCAACAGTTGCAAATAAGATGGACCGTGATGGTTTAGTTGTTGCTAAAAACAACACGGCTAACATTGTTGGTACTGCTGGTACTGCCCCAACTGGTTTGATTACTTACCTAACTGCGGCGGCTTATCTTGATTCTGAAGGCGCACCACGTGATGGCCGCCGTTCATGCACAATCGAGCCATTTACTTCTTCAACTATTGTTGATAGCTTAAAAGGTTTGTTTGTTCCAACTGAATCCATTTCAAGCCAATACACAA